TATTACCGAACTTAAGCCCGATTACAAATCCGCTATGGACATTAGGGGTAGAGCCACTACCATATGTCCATGTGGTTGTAATGTGTGGAACTTAAAGACTATCTTCGAAGAAGAAACAGGCGAGATAGATATGTACTTTCTAGATATGGAGTGTGCTTTATGTGGCACTCTTGCAACAGCACCAACACCAGAGGATAGGGAGATGTAATGCCAACTTACGAATACAGATGTAACAAATGCATGACTTCAATGTCTATACCAAGAGCCGTTGAAGATAGAGACACGCCGATTGAATGCCCAACTTGCAAAAGTAAATCAACTAGGGTATACTCTGTTCCAGGTATCCAGTTCAAAGGAACAGGATTCTACTCAACAGGGGGATAAAATGAACGACATGTATGTAAGTTACACAGTAAAACTTAACAACGGCAAGATTAGTTATGAAGCAGATTATTCATGTAAAGAATGTGGTTGGGTTGATAATGACCGCTCTTTCTTTTACGAAAAGAATAATGAACTATACTGTTCACTACATAAGGAGGGGTAAATGGATGAGACAATTTTATTATTAGAGGAAGCCAATAGAATTATGGCTAATATGTTTGGTATCGAAGAAGGTGATGAAGATGAGTGAACCTATGTACCTAATGGGTGATGATGTCGCACTAGATATCAACCAAACCTGTGATGACTGTGATGAGATTGATTGCGTGTGCTTTGAACCCGACAGAATGTGGGGAGATGATGACTGACATTACAGAACAAGATGAACAAGATGAAATGCTAGCGAAGTTCTGGGCTGACTATGGCGAGAGCATATGGGTAGACCCAGCAGAACAGGAAGAGTTATGGGATGAGAAGAACTTTATTTAAAGTATTATTCTTCGTCGCTCCTGTGCTCATCCCCGTTCTCTGCGTGAGTATTATTGTCGGTATCTTCTATGGTATCTTCTTCTTCATGCTCTTTGTCTGAGAAGTCGTTATCTTTATATGGCTTAAAGCCACCCATTTTATTTATTAATCTTTTAATAGCACGCTTATGTCTCATGCGTGCTGTATCCTCGCTAAACAACTCAAGGAGATTCGCTATCTCTTTGAAGTCAAGGGACTCTGCGTGTCGGAAGAAGAGTATTTTCTTGTCGTCCTTACTCAACTTCCAATACGCAGCGTCCACCTCTAACATAATTATTGTAAGATTACCACCCTCACTAGGTGCAGATGGACGACCTGGACGACCTAGATTTAACTTGTGAGTTACACCATAATCACCACGCAATACTGCTGGAAGGATTGCTTCCACCATATCAGGTTCATAGTAATATAAATCACCTGTATCATAGCCAACAGACTTGGCTTTCCATCTCTGACAATAATCTAATGCTTGATTGCGTAGGCTACGATAGATTAAGTTCTTTGCATCCTTCTCACCTATCGCTTCCCATTCATTTAATTTATTAGGATGTTCTACGAACCATTGATAGAGTGATTGCTTTATATCCTCTAGTTCAACCATAGAAAATTTCTTATGGTACTCAGAAGATACTGCGACTACTATATAGTCCCACTTTTCAATGCGTTCAAAATCCATACTACTTCCAAACCTTCCCATCAAACACGAATGAACCATCCATATTAACTGGAACAAGATGGGGTATAACTTTATTTCCGTCTACATATAAGACACCAAAGCCCTTATGCCATGTGAATAATCCACCTTTAATATATCTAGCGAACTTAAAGTCCATTAGACAACCTACTTCTAGACCCCATAATGTTTTAGGGTGACCACCAAAGTATGACTGAGTGTAATGTGTTAAGCCCATTCTGTGCGTGTGTCCACACACGACGGACATACCCGCCCTCTTTGCTAATCCAAGTGCGGTAGCACCAGCAGTAGGTTGAACATTACCCTCATCACCATGCAAGAGCAACCAATTAGGTGCTAGTTCATATGGTTTTTCGTGGTAAGTAATACCTAAGTTGTCAAGTTTAAGAAAGTTCTTTAACTCTAATTCAGGTAGACCCGCTAGTCCAGGTGCTCTTGTTTTAATTGTATTAAATAATCTATCTGTATGATTACTACGAATCATATGCTTAACCTTTAATGATTCAAGTACTCGGTAAGTTTCATCTCTGTCCTTAGCAATAGACTTCTCATGCTCTAGGTCAGTACCCCTACTCCATTTTGAAATAGTCTGCATATCCATTTCATCCCCAACCGATACCACCTCGTCAGGTTTGTATTGTTTTATAAACTTAGACAGTACAGAGACTGCCTTCCTATCGTGATAAGGTACCTGTAAATCAGATACGCAGACTATAACCTTCATTCGTCCCACTTTCCTCTAAGAACTAGCAACCCTATGATTGCATAGTTTGCCATGTCCTTGAAAGAATCTTCGAAAGACTCGTGTTCTGGTGCCATATCCCTTATTGAATCGTATAGATTATTTATACGTGCCAACTTGTCGTGCATACGAACACGCAATCCATTGATAGCACCACCTGGTGCATCTGCAATATTTCTTGGTCCGTAATCTTTATGTTTAGATAGTAACAAGTCCAATAGTTCTTGGAATGTATGTGCTACTGATACCTCAAATGAGTCAGCGCTTGGTGGTTGTCTAAGTTCCCATTCTTTACTCACTGTTATTCCCCTCTTCAGGTATTGAACTTATTACTTTGTTTACTGATTGTTGTAGTCGTTCATAATACCAAGCGTCCCACCGCTCTTGTCTTTCAAGTTCTTCTATTCTTGTCATTGCTTTCCCCCTTCAAGTAGTTGTTTAATCTCATCATCTATTTCCATCATTTGTGATTCGACTATCATCTCTTCTACTATATCTTTAATTGCTTCAGGCTGCGTCTCAGCCGTAAACAATGTCATATATGTAGACTGGGTTATTGACTTTATCTGTTCTGGTTTATCGGAATACTTGAATAAACATCTTAGTAGAGAACCTATCATTAACCTAGCACCATTAGGTAATACCAATGCTGGGTCAAACTCTTCATCGTCTTCTAGTAAATGGTCAGTTGCTTCGAACACATTTTCGAATCGCTCACCACATTCAGGGCAAGGTGGAATATCTTTACTCATTCAGTCCCGCCTTCTCTCTTATGTAGTCTGCGCCATACTTAACGTATGCACTATTGACATCTTCTCCATCTGGTAGTTGTACAATAGTAACTGGTAGTTCTCGTGCTAAACTATTAGCGAATTCTTTTCCTGGTTGGTCACCATCTGCAAATACAAATACTCTTTCAAAGTCAGCAAGTAATCTAGTGTAATGTTTCTTCCAACTATTAGCACCAGGTACACCGACACAGGGAATACCAACACAACTAGATAAAGTAATTGTGTCTAACTCTCCCTCACATACACCTATAAAATCTCCTGCTCGTTCTATATCTAATACATTAAACATCTTTGTTTCCGCACCAGTCATGCCCATATACTTTGGTTCAACTGCTGGGTTAAGAGAACGAAACCGCAGGTCAACGACACCAGTCTTAGTAATGTATGGTATAGATAACCTTCCTTGAAAAGAATCATGTCCAATCTCAGGCTCCCCTACTACGCCTAATCGAGCCAGACGTGCTGCTTCCATTGAGATACCTCTGCTTCTTAGGTAATCCTCTGCCTGATAAATGTTTGCCGCGTATCTCTGAGTTGCTTGGTCCAACAATTCTCTCTGCGATTGACTTTGCCTCACGTATATCTACCCTTTCCTGCTGTGCGATAATTTGTAAACTGTTACCTTGGACTCCACAGGCGAAGCATATGTATATGTTATTGTCGAGATTAACACTTCCTGACTGGTGTGTGTCGGAGTGGAATGGACACTTGAGATTAACTTGCCCGTGTCCTTGTCGTACTTGCGCTCCATAGTGTACAAGTACTTCTCTGATATTTGGTAAGTCATTTGCCTGCCCTCTTAGTCCACTGTTCAAAGTCTTCCACCACCCAAGCCTTATCTATACCTGCTTGTCTACGTTTAACGATGACAAACTTATATGGTACTTCTTTTAATCCTCTAGCCTTAGCATAGTTCTCTGCTTCCACTTGCGCTTCTCTCCAGAACTGTGGTAAGTCTAACTTCTTTGTTGCCTTTAATTCTAATATGATTGCTGTTCCTTCTAGGAAAGCAACTACATCACCTTCATCTTTTGCACCAGCCTTAGTTAATCTCTCGGCTAATATATCTTTAGACCTGAGCCATCTAACTACACCAGTTTCAAATGCTGAACCTTTACGCTTACCATAACTACTCATGAGTAAACCCACTTATAGGTATACGCCAGCCATTTATATATGAATCATAATACTCAGGCTTAGTAAACTCTTCGGGATATGCAGCACCAAATATTTCTACCTGAGAAAAATATTCTAGGTCTAAACATTTAGTACCAATGATAACCTTACCTTCATCTTTACGCCAGAACGGTATACTATCTTGAGTTCTGATAGACCTTACCTCTACATTATTACCAACATCTGGCAATGAGTAACGCTTCTTATGTAGCACATTAGGATACCAAGGATTATTCCAAGCAAGATTATAGTGTTTAGCAACAGCCCACTCACACACATTGGCACGTATGTTAGCATTAATCTCAGGCTCTAACTTACCATCCGCTTTGCCTTGTGCGTAGTTAGGTTGGTCGGTAGAACCAAACTTAGCCAACCATCTTTCTACTGCAAGCATAGTGCAGACTCTTACTTCAT